TAGCATCCCAGCTAGGAATAGAAGGATTAGATACAGCTAATCCAACTTTACCGAATGTATGTCCTTCACAGGATATTCTAGATAGGGCATTACAAATACGCAATTCTTTAGGTGCAGATATTGAAAACACCGCAAAGTATATTGACACTATAGATGCATCTCTGCAGATATTAACCCCAATCCTAAACGGAACAGTTACGTCCCTGAATGCTATAAGCCTGCTAAAAACCGCTACGTCATTAGCTGCTAAACTAGCACCAACACTACCCGGAGCAGTTACAGCTCTTATAAGCGACTTAGATGATATTAGAACATCGATAACATTCAAATCAGATGGAACAGCTAGACTACCAGAGTTACAAAGAGCTTTAGCATTAGGTAGCCAGTACGTCTCTGATGCAGCTAAGGTAATGCAGGCGGTTATAACAGTATTAGCAGTAGTCGACCTTGTATTAGAGAAGTGTGGTAAGAAGCCTAACGAAGTAGGGGCAAACACTAATAAACTCTTGAATACTATAAAATTAGCAGCAACCTCTAATATCGACCTAACTTACAGAGGGTTTACTTTTGAGATTGTAGAGAAACCATTTAGTCCGACTCTAAAGCAGAGAATAGGACAGGCTAAGAATAGTCAAGGAATCGTTCTACTACAAACAGAACCATCCTTTACAACAGACCCTCAAGTCCTTGTTGAGGAGCTAAAACTCATTATAGACAGGGATAATCTAAAAGCCAATTAAGAAATATTTATAAAAGATGGATACTAAAGTATTTAAAAAACTCATCAAAGAAGCCGTAAGAGAAGCTATTCAAGAAGAATTGAAAGACATTCTATTGGAAGCAGTACGTGCACCTAAAACAATCATTCAGGAGAGCTACTCAGCTCCCGTACCAGTTTCAACTCAACCAGTAGCAGCTAGTATTAATGCAAGAGATAAGTACAAAGAATTATTAGGTGGTATGATGGAATCAAGAAACGGAAACATTTCAATGACTTCGAACGACGCTATGTCTTTCGGAGCACAGCCTGGATACAGACCACCTGCAACAGTTAACACTGCCGGAGAAGGATCTGCGCTACCTGCAGGAGAAGTTAACCTAGACCAGATTATGGGTCTTATTAATAAGAAATAATGGCATTTGGTGCAAAGAAGATATTCCCAATAGATAAGAAACCCTCAGTCGCTGTAGGAGTCGGAATACCCTTTGCTGCACCTGGCGTCTTTACCTCTACGTACACCACTCAACAAGCTATCAAAACTAACCTAATCAACTTCTTCCTAACTGGAACCGGACAAAGGTATTTAAACCCAACGTTTGGAGCAGGTTTACAAGTTTATATTTTTGAACAGTTAAACAGTAATACAGAAGTAGCTTTAGAGGAAGATATACAGAGTATTATAAGCGAGTATTTTCCAAGCGTTATTGTCGAAAACTTAACAGTGACGGGTAACCCTGATACAAATCAAATCACAGTTACATTAAAGTACTCTATAAGAGATACAGGAGTAACAGACAACTTAGAAATATCATTCAACTAAAATGGCAGTAAAAAGAGACATAAAATACCTAAATAAAGATTTTAGCACATTGAGGGCTTCCTTAATCGACTATGCTAAAACTTATTTCCCTACAACCTATAATGACTTTAGTCCGTCATCTCCCGGGATGATGTTTATGGAAATGGCAGCTTATGTAGGAGATGTTATGTCTTTTTACTTAGACAATCAAATACAAGAGACTTACTTGCAGTATGCTCGTCAAACAGATAACTTGTTTGAGTTAGCATATATGTTTGGTTACAAGCCAAATGTAACAGGTGTTGCAACAACAACCATTGATTTCTACCAACAAGTACCTGCAAAAGCATCTGGAACAGATACAGTTCCTGATTTTGATTATGCTTTGTTGATTGCTGAAAATGCAGTTGTAGCATCAACCTCTAACAGCGAAGTTAAATTCCTAGTTCAAGATAGTGTAGACTTTTCAGTATCTTCTTCACAAGATCCAACAGAAGTTACAATCTTCCAAACAGCAGGACCAGATCCGGTTAGCTATCTTTTGAAAAAAAGCAGGCAAGCAATCTCTGCTACAGTTAATACTGCCGCTTTAACCTTCACCGCACCGGTACAGTTCGATACTAGAACTATTAACGCAGAAAATATTGTTGGCATACTAGACGCTACAGATAGCGACGGCAATACATGGTATGAAGTAGATTATTTAGCTCAAGATGCAATCTACTCAGGTATTAAAAATACAAACCCCAACGACCCTAACCGGTCAGTCGATAACGCAGATACACCCTACATCCTACAATTAGAACAAGTTCAAAGAAGATTTGCAACTAGATTCTTAGATTCAGGGTCGTTACAACTACAATTTGGAGCAGGTACTGCAACAGATACAGACGAAACAATCATACCAAACCCTGATAACGTAGGTCTTGGATTACCTTTCCAACAATCTAAGTTAACAACCGCCTACTCACCTACAAACTTTATTTTTACAAAAACATACGGTATTGCCCCTTCAAACACAACTGTTAATGTTAGGTACTTGACAGGGGGAGGAGTAGCTGCAAACGTTCCTTCAAATGACCTAACAGTTATTACAGGGGATATCAACTTCTTAAATTCAAATCTTAATACAGCTACAGCAAACACTTACAGAGCATCTTTAGCGGTAAACAATCCAGATGCAGCGGTTGGAGGTCAAGACGGCGATAGTATTGAAGAAATTAGACAGAATACATTGTCTAATTACCAGACTCAGCTCCGTAACGTAACTCAAGATGATTATTTAGTTAGGGCATTATCGATGCCGGCCAGGTACGGAGTCATCGCTAAAGCATATATTGAACAGACTAAAATTGCTAATCTAGGAATAGGTGAAACACCAACAACGTTAGACCTGTACGTACTAACTTACAACAGCAATAAAAACCTAGTTAAAGCCTCTAACGCATTAAAACAGAACCTTGACACCTACTTATCACAATACAGAGTAATAGGTGATTCAGTTAGAATTAAAGATGCTTTTGTAATTAACATAGGGGTTAATTTTGATATAACAGTTGCTCCAAACTACAACAGTAATGAGGTAATCCTCGCCGCTATAACAGCAGTAAGAGAGTATTTTAACATAAACAGTTGGCAGATCAATCAGCCTATCCTACTGAAAAACTTAAGTCTTTTAATTGATAATATCGACGGAGTACAGACAGTTAAGAATGTTGAAATTGTTAATTTGACTGGGCAAGCATTAGGCTACTCTAATTATTCTTACGATACAAAAGGAGCAACGATTGATAACGTAGTGTACCCTTCTATTGATCCTATGATCTTTGAAGTTAAGTATCCAAACGTAGATATTAAAGGAAGAGTAGTTTCTCTTTAATTCCTATTTATAACAAATGGCAGTATACAAAATCTTCCCGGAGAAAGACGCTACCCTGTATAGTGAATACCCAGTAATGAACTCTGGTATTGATGAAATTATCGAAGCAACTACCGGACAAGATGTTGCAGGAGATCCTAACGCCAGTAGATTCTTAATTAAATTTCCACAGTCTGAGATCCTAGATGTTATAGACAACAAAGCAACCGGCTCTCTTGCAGCATACTTAAAAGTATTTGTAGCGAAAGTAGAAGGACTTGGACAAGAAACAACAATAGAGTGTCTTGCAGTATCGGGTTCATGGGAAAACGGTACGGGTAAATATTTAGATAGTCCGCAAGTAACTAACGGGGTTAGTTGGGAATACAGAACCGCCGAAGGCACAGGTGCTTGGGCAACCACCTTCCCTAGCTTAGAGGTAACCGGTTCTTGGTCAGGATCAAACGTTGGCGGAGGAAACTGGTATACAAACGGAGCTTACATTCAAAGCACACCATTCCAGTATCGAAGTGATTTTGACATAGTATTAAATACAACAAACACGGTATTAAGCTGGTATAGCGGATCTATTGGAAACGACGGGTTTATTATTAAGCAGGCCAACGCTGATGAATTCTCAACAGATCCTGCTAAGAGAGTACAGTTTAAGTATTTCTCAGTAGACACAAATACAATCTACCCACCTCAGTTAGAATTCAGATGGGATGATTTTACTTTTAATACAGGATCATCAGCACAGAGAATCTTAACAGATCCAGACATAGTTGCAACGTTACCCAACAATACAGGAGTTTATCATTCAGGATCTCTACAGAGATTTAGAGTTAATGCTAGACCTCAATTCCCGCCTAGAATCTTTACAACTAGTTCTTTTTATACTATAAACTACTACTTACCAACAGCTTCTTACTGGTCTATAAAAGATTTAGATACAAATGAAGTTGTAATTGACTTCGATAGTACTTATACTAAGGTTAGTGCAGACTCTATTAGTAGTTACTTTGATGTGTATATGAACGGTTTAGAGCCTGAAAGGTATTATCAAATACTAATTAAAACACATATTGACGGTGCTATAAAAATATTGGATGACAAGTATTACTTTAAAGTTGTAAACGGATAATGAGTTCGGTAGTTGATTTAAGCAAACAGGTATTTGAGAAGCAGCAGTACCAACAGGTTATCGATACCTCATTTACACAGCTTACAGTGGGTGGTCTTCCAACAACACAGGTTGCAATTACACCCTTACCAACTGTTCAAGAATTTTTTGATAACTACTCTCAATTGTTTTACCAAATACCAAAAGCAGGAGAAACAAACTCACATCAATACCTAGTAAATCAAAGCAGTGCATACATAGGAGGAGAAGGAACCAACGAAGAAGTAACCGCATTACTTGCAGAAGTTACAGCTTTGAGAGAGGAAAATTTACAATTACAACAGCAACTATTAGACATAAAGCCAATTAATGGATAAGCAGATATACATACAGGATGTACCCTCGATTGAACTTGGTGGACAGACTTATACTCCGTCTGATAATTCGCTAATTGCTTCTTTTAGGTCAGATATAACATTTAATAGTTCTACGGACTATATTGAATATTATGTCTATAATGCTAACAAGCAGATAATCGATTCAGTAGAGAGATTAACAAGTTTTGCAATTTACGGAGAAGATTTAAGTATCAATCCAGAAAAAGACTTAGAAAGCAGAGCTTACCAGGAAGGAAAGTATTATACGGTTTATAATTTTTTAAGACTCGTACTATCTTCAAGTATATTAGAACCCTACTACATCTCTGAAATATCAACAGATAGAACAGAAATTAGACTTGCCAGTACTGATATAGTAGCCGGAGACATAGTTGATTCAACGGTTGCATTAAAGGCGGCTATAGAAGCAGCACCCTTTCAAAAAGACTTTAACTTAGACTTTGGAGCAAACAATTTAATTATAGCAAATAATGTTCTGCTTGATGATACTGATCCAAACAACGTTACTGCTTTAATTAAGCTTTACGAACCGCTCCCTTCACAATTTGATATACAAGCAAAGTGTTGGGGAGTAGAAAAGATTGCAGAATCAAAAGCTTATCTAATAAACATACAGACGACTTACGCCGTTGAGGATGGCACAATAAAGCTGAAAGGTCCTAATGTTAATTTACAAGTTGCTTCGGAATTAAATAAAACAACAGAGTATCAAAATACAGAAACCTTAGGTAATTCAAACAGCTCTGCATTAACGTACCAGTTAAATAGTTTACTTGCAGAATCTGGAATCGAATTAAACATCGATTATAGTAACTACAGTAATTTTGTATTCTTTTCTAGTGCACAAACTAGACTGGAGAACTTCTACTACAAGTTAGGGCTGATCGAAGAATACACAGTCAGCAGCAGCTACGGAAGTACTGCCAGCGGATATTACAATTCAGCAAGTGTTAGTTACTGGGATTCAAAAATAAACGAAGTTATCACTAATTTCGACGGTTACGAATATTACCTGTATTATGAATCCGGAAGTACAGCATGGCCTAAAACAAACAGTTTACCGCCATATACAAACGTCGGAACAACCTCTACAGCAGGACTAAATTGGTTCGTATCTCAATCAGCAATTGCACAAACCTTCGATGAAAATAACAAGGATGGTCTAGTAGAGACTATACCGATGTATATTAAAGAAGATCCTGCAAACACCAATTACGAATTGTTCGTTGAAATGGTTGGACAGCACTTTGATAGTATCTGGGTATACACTCAAGCAGTCACTCAAAAATATAGTTCTGACAACCGAGTAGAGTCGGGTCTATCAAAAGACTTGATTGGAACTGCTTTAAAAGACTTTGGTATTAAGTTATACCAGAACAACTTTACATCAGATAACCTATACAACACCTACCTAGGATATACACCTTCAGGAAGCTTACTACCTTATACAGGGCAGGAGTTAATCACAACTTATGTAACAGCCTCTGCAACCGGATCTTTGATTCCGTTAGACAATCTTTCATCGGAAGTTTACAAAAGACTTTACCACAACCTTCCTTACCTCTTAAAGAAAAAAGGGACGGTTGAAGGATTAAATACGTTAATTACAACGTTTGGTGTTCCTGATACTATTTTAAGAGTTTACGAGTATGGAGGAAAAGATAAGGCTTCAAATACCTGGGATCAATGGCAAAACAAATACACCTATGCTTTTGATACAGAAGGTATAAACTACATAACATCCTCTTTTGTTTTAAATTCAAATTGGAATGCAGATAACAATAGACCTCAAGCTGTAGAATTTAGATTCAAAACCAGGGGTATTCCAACAAACACAGGGTACTACTCACAAAGTTTGTGGGCTACAAATTCCGGATCCGTAGTAACACTAAACTACAACGGAGCAGACAGCACATCAGGATCCTACACCGGATCAATAGTTAGTCCTTATAGTCGGTACGGAACGTTAACATTTTATCCAGATACTGTTAATACCACAACTACTGCAAGTATATACTTACCGTTCTTTAACGAAGGTTGGTGGTCTGTCTTGATAAACAAGCAAGGAACAGCCTATACGGTATATGCAAAAAATAATCTATACCAAGGTCAAAACGGAAATACATTAGGGTTTCAAGCATCAGCAGCAGTAGACCCCGGTACTGCAGCTACCTGGAATAACGCAACAGAATCATACTTTGGATCATCATCCTTCGGTGTTGAGACGTTTTCAGGATCACTACAAGAACTAAGGTACTACACAGTAGCGTTAAGTGAAAGTTCATTTAACGACTACGTAATGAACCCAGGTTCAATAGAAGGAAATTACACTAATGCAGCACCGCAGCAACTAGCTTTTAGAGCAGCACTAGGAGGAGAACTGTACACCAGTTCTGTTTCAATTCACCCTAAAGTTTCAGGAGAACAAGCAACAACATCTTCCTTTGCAACCACAAGCACCTTCTACTTTGATATACCTCCAACATCAGCATCATTATATGTTGAGACAGGGTATGTGGTAGATGGATATGTAGAACAGGTATTGTTTACTCCGTACATACCAAACAGAGAAATTACATTTTACGATCAACCAGCTGTTGGTATTAAAAATGCTGTTTCTGATAAAATTAGAGTTGCTACTACGGATATATACGGAACAGTTCTATCCGGACTAAACACCTTACAGCAAAACTACGTAATAAGTCAAAGCTATACTAGGGATGTAAACTACCTAGAGGTAGGGTTCTCTCCTCAAAATGAAATTAACGAAGATATTAATTCACAGATTGGGTTCTTCAACATTGGAGAATACATCGGAGATCCAAGAAGAATTTCAGATGCTAATTACAAATACCCTGCTTTAGATCAATTAAGCACAGAGTACTTTAAGAAGTACACAGCTTCATATAACTACAATGATTATCTTAGATTAATTAAGTTCTTTGATAATTCCTTATTCAAGTTAATAAAAGACTTTATTCCTGCAAGAACTGCAGCTGCAACCGGTGCAATCGTTAAGCAGCATTTACTTGAAAGGAACAGACAAAGACCTGCTCAAGTAGATTACACTCAACCTGAATACACTGGATCAGTTACATCTCTAGCAAGAGACTATCAAACAGGGTCTATCGAGGTTCTCACAGGCGGTGCCGGTGGATCAGTTAACACCTTACGAGGTATAACACAGGCATGGAGTTCTTCTATTCTAACAAAAGCAGGAATAGTATCAGGAGTAAATTCATCACAGTATGAATTCTTTAACGGACAGTATTCCGGTTCAACCCTATGCCCGCAGTTAGATTACCAATTAAATACAACCCCGTTGCTAAACAACGTTAGCAGTAGTAGGTTATCAACCGTTTATGAAGATGTTGATTACCAGACCGACGGGTTGAATCCGGTTAACCAATCGCTAATTCTTTCCGGAAGTGCTTACCCTGCTACTGTTCAAGATTCAAATTATTCATCAGGCAGTGCATGGAGCAACGTTAGATATGCAGGGGTTAAATTAAGTAGTAAATTGTACAACACCTACACACCTGGAGATGTTTCTTACGGACAAACAGCTGTAATCGATAGCTATAGTAACTATATAGGGTATTTCGACACAATTGAATCTTCAGACCCAGAATACCCGGGCGGTGGAGTTGTTAATTTAAAATACCTAGTACACACAGATGGAACAGTTATTGGACTAACCGCAGCAAACCAAAACTTAAACCTAGTAGAAAACACCTTTAAAGCAGGTCTACCAGCATCAGCAACCTTCCTCGGACAATCCTACTCTAACACAAACACTACTGCAGCTGTACCAATTGTAGAGGGAGGAGCGTTTTACAGAACAATTATAGTTAAATCCGGCTCTAGAAGTGGATCTCCTGGAACCTACGCAGATCTTGCTATAGCTTTCCAAAACTATCCAAACGGATATTCTTCTGGGGGGCAAGATACAATCTACGATACAATATACTTTGCTACGTCTAGTTTGAACAGTAGAGTACTACAAGACTCAGGTAGTAGTCCGTCTTACACAACAGGGTGGTTGAGTATGATGTTAAGACCTTCTTCTTCTGTTGCAGGGATATGTACCGGGCTTTCCTCACAGGATAATCAAATCTCTATTTGGAATAAATACCAGTCCAAATACTACACTGCATTCATTCCTTATGAGGAAACACTTTTCCCATTACGTACTTACGATTACATAAGGTTCGGTTTAACCAACCCTGCCAACGTTACTGCATCAGTGGATTATTCTTTTTCAAGCTATGCACTATACAGAATAGTTTCATCTTCAGTAGGAGACGTTAACGATATTGCTAGTAGCTTAACATTAGAATCCGTAATAACAGGGTCCTTCTCAGCAGATCTTCCTCACACTATCGGCACTACTCCACAAGGCTTTAGAATCTTCCGTAGGGTACCTGATGAAACAAAAGTAACTGTTTCACCAATTCCTGCATACTTACAAAACGGAATACTAGTACCAAGTAACTTTAACCCAAACGTTGATCCTGTTGCGTTAGCTCGTAAAGCAGGATTGATAACTTAAAACTTAGCAAATACATATATTTATAATAGATTATGGGATATCTGAATAATAGCACTGTCACAGTTGACGCCATCCTAACTAAAAAAGGAAGAGAACTTCTTGCAAGAGGAGATGGTTCTTTTAGGATTACACAATTTGCCTTGTCTGACGACGAGATTGATTATACATTGTACAATCCAACACAACCTTCCGGTTCTGCTTTTTACGGAGAAGCAATCGAGAATATGCCTCTGCTAGAAGCATTTCCTGATGAAACTCAAATCATGAAGTACAAACTGGTAACTTTACCAAGAGGTACTGCTAAGATGCCTGTACTAGATATCGGTTATTCTTCAATCACTATCAAACAAGGTGCAAGTTTGGCAATAACTCCTCAGACTTTGAATTACTTATCCCAAACAGCTCTTTACGAGTCTTCAGGATATACATTCACAATTTCTGATGTTAGGTTGTTCAATACCTTTAACGGTGTAGGAATCAATACCCCAGACGTTCAAGCTCTAAACCAAACCACCACAATCGGTACTACAGTATCCAAGACAGTAATTGGAACTACGTTGAACTTAACTGCAACCACAATCAATACATTGTTCGGATCAAATACTTCCTTATCTGCTACTTTGCAGGTAATTGGTAGAGATTCTGGTGCAAGACTTCAAATCCCTGTAACTGTTACCAAAACAAGCTAAGATATAAACCATGTCATTTAAAAGATTAGATCCAGAAGATTTTCTAGTTAGTATCGATTCGGTAACCGCTACTGCATGGTCTACTAATAACCCAACACTTACCGCATTCTTTACTTCATCTATAGCTACTACAAACGACAGCTACTATAAGAACGTATACCAAACCGGATCAACAGCATCAGGTTCTGGAGTACAGTTTGCAATTGCTTACGGTAATAAACAAGGTTCCGGAAGTGCTAACTTTAACGATTTAGTACCCGGTGTATCACCAACTAGAACTGTTTACGGTCAGTATAGAAACTTAGTTTACGGAGATGAAAATGCTCAATTTATTTTTGGAACAGTAACTGCTTCTGATTTCTGGGCAATCTCTATTGATAGAGCAAGATACAAAGAGCATTTACTTAAAGGTACTTTCAACATTAAATTATCAGGTTCTACAGTATTGCAACTTACCGATAACTCCGGAATGGTATCAACTGATACTTACCTAGATTGCGGTAGAGTATACCAGATCATCTCTGGTTCAAATGGAACTTCATTCAACGGAGGAAACGGATATTCTGCTTCTTCTGGATCTTATGGATTGTTCTTACCCGATATTGCTACAATCATCTTAAATCCATTAGCCTTATCACAATCAATCAACTTGACTCCTTCAAGATCATCTGATATTGACGGCGATAATACAGGTATCTTATTCAGAGCTATCTCTGGATCAGGAGCTGCTTCTTTCCAAGTAAACAGCGAAGAAACAGTATCATCTGATTACGTATTTGTAAGAGCTAGAAATGCTGAGTTTAACTACTCAGAAAATCCTTCATTTATTTCAGGATCAACAGGGGATGTTATTTATAGCGTATTTATTAATTCTCCTCAGACCTATATGACAACTGTAGGATTTTACAACGACACTAACGACTTACTTGCTGTAGCTAAACTGTCTAAACCTCTAGTTAAAGACTTCACAAAAGAGTCTTTAGTGAGAGTTAAGCTTGACTTCTAAAATGAATGACTGCGTTCAAACAACTACTAGCATCCGACATCATAGTCACACCCTTTGAGGTAAACAAGTCTTTCCGATTCGTCGGAGCGGCTGAACTCACTGGTTCTGATGTTGGTATTGATAGGTTACTAGGACAGAACATTCAAGGATTATTCTCCTTATCAGAAGCAACCAGCGGACAAGTTAGTGTAGAGTATAAGAGGTTAATCTACAATTCAGCTAAAGAACTCTACTACTCTAACTACCTAAGTTCCAGCTACGGAGACCCGGTATCAGTACCGTATGATTTTCCAGGATCAACTCCGGAAGGGAATGTACTAATCGGTTCTGCTAGTTCTGCAGGAAGGTATGAAAACTACTTAGAAACAACCTTAGCATATGAAAGATACTTCCCAACCTCTTCTAGTGCAGTAATCGGAGTAATTTCAATACCATCCAGGCTCTACGGAGATACTATTCAACCTGGATCCTTTATTATCACAGGAGATTCTGGAAGTATTACAGATGACGGGAATGGTAATTTATACCTTACCTTAGATGGGGAATACTGCGGTAATATTGTATACCAACATGGATTAGCAGTACTAACTAAAGACAATCTAAGCGGTGGTGATGTATACGGTACGGGTGTTTACGGAACATCAGTATACGGAGGAAGCAGTAATGCTTTTATTGAAAACATTATAACATCAAACAATGTTACTTGTTCTTTCTCTAGTTCATACACACTCTACGAAACTCAATTTAAATGTACTTTTGATCCTTCAGAGTTTAACTTCTCATTAAACCCATCCTTAATATCAGGATCAACTGGAAACGTTTATGATTTTGTTACAGGTTCTTATTTTAACCCATACATTACAACAGTTGGACTTTATAACGAGAATCAAGACTTAATTGCAGTCGGTAAGTTAGCAAAACCCCTACCAAGCAATAACGTAACAGACACAAGTATTATAATTAACATTGATAGATAGAAATATGAGCAATTGGTTTTACGAAAATAAAGAAGTTACAGAAGAATATCAATTTAACGAAAAAGCAGTCGGATTTGTTTACAGAATAACAAACATTGAGACTGGTAAGTTTTATATTGGTAGAAAGATATTCACTAACACAATCACTAAAAAGCTAACGAAAAAAGAACTCTCCGTACAGTCCGGTCCCGGAAGAAAGCCTACTAAGAAAAAAGTAAGCAAAGAATCTAACTGGAGAGAGTATTGGGGTTCTTGTAAGCCGTTACTTGCAGAAGTAAAGGAGATTGGTGAAGATAAGTTTAAAAGAGAAATTTTAAAGTTGTGTTTCTCTAAAAAACAATTAACTTATTATGAAATTGCTTATCAATGCAAATATGATGTACTTGAAACAAATTCATACAACGACAACATTATGTCCAGAATTTTCCGAAAAGACTTGCACTTATCCGATTAAAATCGTATATTTGATTAATGGTAAATCATCTACTAGTAAGTCTAGTAAATAGTGTAATCGGGGCAGGTAA